TTAGATTCATCAATTTCTTCTTCAGATTCTTTAGATTCATCAATTTCTTCTTCATCATTTAATTCTTCTAAAATATCATCTAAATTTATTTCATTAGAATCTTCATCTTCTTCATCTTTAGCTTCACCGTCTAATGGAATGTCAGTAGTATCTTTTTCATCATCAGCTTCATTCATTTCTTCTTCATCTTCCATTTCATTAACTTTATTATTAAAAATTTCGTCTAAAGGTTCTTTTATAGATTCTTCTAAAGCTATTCTAGCATTTGCTATAGCAACTTTTTTGATTTCTTTCGCATCTAAAATTGCTTTGTTAATTTTTGCCATTATTTATTCTCCATATTCATATTTTAAAACTGAATAATTTAAGATTAATTTACAAAATCTTAATTAGAATTATTTCAATCATTTTAATTTTATAAAAAATTTATATTATAATTTAAAATAATATATTTAATATTTTTTATTATGTGGTTTTTGCACATTTTTTTATCTCATATATAAATATATAAAAAATAAAAAAGTGTTATTTTTTACCGTTTAGTTGTTTTAAAAGTAATTTTTGTTTAATTATACCTTTTTCTTTTGCTAATTTGCGTTTTTTTGAAGGTTTTATAAAATATCTATTATTTTTTAATGTTTCAAACAAATTATCTTTTTTTAATTTTTTTTTAAATCTTTTTAGAGCAGAATCAATAGATTCGTCATCTCTAACAACAACAGACAAACCTTTTTCTTTACTATCTTTTTTCACATATTCCTCTTTATTTTTTAATAATTTTAAAAATTTTTGTTTTTCTATAAGTATTTCTTTTTCTGATAACATTATTCCTCACTTTTTCGTAATACTAATAATCCATCTGATAAATTTTCTTCTACTACATAATTAGATAATTTTTCACAAATATTTTTAATTTCTAACTCTTCTATTATATTATTATCTATTCTACTGAAATAAATAATATCATCTATTTTTGATATACAATAAGGAGGATATATACCAATATCTGTATTTACAAAATTATCATAAACTTCTTTAATTATATTATTTATATCTTTATTCATCTATTTACTCGTTTAAATTTAAAATAATTCTTTTAATAGAATTATTAATGTTATTATAAGCTGTATATTTTTTATTTTGTATTTTTGATAGTCCAGTATTTCCTACACTTTCATTAACTAAATTCATAAATGCACCATGAGTACTAGGTTGTGAAACAAAATCCCAACATATTAAATCATAATCATCTTGAACCTCTAATATGCCTTTTTTTTCTACAACAGAACCGGCTCCTCTACTAGATATACCAACTTTAACACCCGCTTTAATTAAATTTTTTAATATATTTCCAGACGGAGTTGGTAATATTTCTACTTTGGCCATAACAGTATCACCATCCCACCATATATCTAAAAATTGATGAGAAACATTGTGAAAATCTATAGATAAAGAATCACTATGTTCTAACTCACCAGTGGCTCTTCTATCAGCTATAACTTTTTTATATTTTTCAACTTCTCTTTCTAAAATCCACTTAGGATATATTCTACCATTTTCATTTGGAGTATTAGCCCTTTGTACAGGTCCTACAACTATAAATTTTCCATTTTCTTCTTTAGATTCAAATAAATTTGATTTTGTATTTTCATTAAAATGAGTATATCCACCAATTATTTTTTTCATATATATTTTCCCCTATTATAAATTTATGACCACATTTTGCGTTTTTTAAATAATTCAAAGAAAATAGCAGATAGTTCTGAACGTATTAATCTACGTATAGTTTTATAATCATTTAAATCTAATTCTTCAGTAAGTTGCTTTTCATTTACTTTTTTATTAACAATATCCCATTGTAATACTTTTCGTATATGATTCATAACTTGTTTAGAATGTTTACCTTTATCTTTAGAAAACGCAAATGGAGACATATACCCTTCACCACCTGTGGTAGTTAATTCATTTACTATTTCTTTAAATTTATATTTCATAATTATAAACCTTTAATTTCTTCTTCAATTTCATATAAATCCATTAATATATTAATTATAGAATCTTTTATATTTTTTGATTTTACTACATCAATATCGTTATATAAACTTTCTAATTTTATTTTTAATGTTTTATCGTCTATTTTATTTAAATTTTCTTTTATATTATTTTTACAAGTTGTTATTTCATTATTTATAAACTTCTTAAATTTAGGAGAACTAGATAAATTAGAAATATAATTTCCAACTAGATTTTTTTGTTTTTCATTTAATAATTTTCCATAAGTTTTATTAAAATTTTCAACCATTATTTTATAAGTTAAATATCTTATAGATTTATCTTGTTCAGTAAATAACTTAATTTCTTTATCAACTTCTACAGATTTAACATTATTTTTATTTAGCAAATTTTCAATAATAAATATTTTTGATTTAAATACTGGTAAAGGATTTGTATTTTTAACATCTTTAGATTCTAATATTTTATAAATTGACGCCATTAATTTATATTCATTAATTTTAGTATTAAAAATTTCTTTATCGTAATTATTAATAATATCTTTAACTAATGAATATTTTTGTTTTTTTAAATCTTTATTATTAATATTAGATCTAGCGTTTACAACTTCTTCTATTAATGTTTTAGCTTCTTCTTCTGACTTTACTTTATTTGTTTTTAAAATATGATAAAGTCTAAATTCTTCTTTTATAGCATTTTCCTGACAAAAATATTTATTTAATATTTTCATTGCAGGAGTATTATTTTTAGAAGAAATAATTTCTGAAGACACTTTAGATAAAAGCATTTCATAAATAATTCCTATATTTCTAAATTTGTGATGCTTGACTTGTTTCTTAGCCATTTATTCGCCCTCCTGATTTTTTAAAAAATCATCTAATTGTTCTGTTAATAATGTTGATGAATATTTATTATTTTCATCATTTTTATTATTAAACTTTTCTATTAATTTATTTTTCATATCTTCTAAATCTTCTAAAAATGATTCAGATATTTCTTTTTCTATTAAAACTTTTGAATTTTTATGTCTTAAAGGTTTATAATCTTCATGCTTAGATCTTTTATAATCTTTAATACCAAATGGATCCTTTTTGTCTAAACCTAGTGGATTATTTTTTAATTCTCTTTCACCAGATGATGGTTTTTTATTTTCTTTAGGAGTATCTTCTTCTGTGTCTTCATCGTCTAACTCGATTTCATCAACTGAGTCTTCATCACCTTCAAGTTCACCAGTTTCTTCTGTATCTTCATCATTTATTGGTTCTTCATCTTCTTTAGAAATATACCCAGAATCAGTTCCTTCTGCAACAACTTGTTCTAATCTATAATTAAATTTAGCGTTTTTAATTAATCTCATTCTTTCTAATATAATATCTTCGTCAGATAAATTAAATACATTTTCATAAATCCAATCTTCTGAAAACATACTTAAATCTTTTAATGATCCAGCTAATGCTGCTCTAGAATCTAATAATGCTATTTTTTCTTCTTCATATATAATTGATGAGTTTGTTAATTTTATGTCAAAATTTACTAAATCTTCATCTGTATATCCTTTTAAATATAATTGTATTACACCTATTCTATATAATTCAGATTCAACAAATCTTTGAATTTTTTCTACAGTTCTAGCAAAACGTAGATCTTCACTTGCCAATGTCGCCTTTCCAGATATTGCTTCATCATATCCTAAAAACGCGCCAGGTATTCTTAACGACGCCATTAATTTATTTCTTAAATATTCTATATCATCAATAACAGCGTAATCTAATCCACCTAATGTGTCAATTTCTGTAGCACTTTCTCCACCTCTTACAGGTAAAAAGAAGTCTTCTATCATATTTTGCATATTAAATTTTAAATTATATTCACCAGTTTCTTTATCTACATAAGGAACTTTTCTAATTTTATTTATAATTTGATTCATAAAATTATCCATTTCATTTGGTGGTAAATTGCCGACATCAATTTTAAATATACGTTTTTCAGGTGCTCTCATTATTCTATGAATCAACATAGCATCTTCCATTAATACTAATTGTTTCCAAATTTTTCTTGTTCCCTCAATAACACTTCTACCATATGGTAAAAAATTACTGTCGGTCATCATTCTAAAATCTGCCATATTATAACTTTCAATTGGTTCATTTATACCTCTATATGTATAATGAACATTATTGGCACCAATTTGTAATGTAGATTGTTGAGATTCTTTTGACGAATCACACTCAATTCTTTCAACATCGTATACGCTTAATGGTATTCCTTGAATAATTCCAAGTTCTGGATGTATATCTAAATATAAAAAGAAATCGCCGTATTTACACATATTTCTAATCCATAATGGTAAATTAAATTCAACATTTAAAATTTCATAATATAAATTAGTTAATACTTCTTTAATTTCTTCATTTGGAGAATTAATTGTTAATACTTCACCATATTCATTTTTAATAGTAGTTTCTTCAGAATATAAATCTAATGCCGATGCAATTATAGGATCTCTATCCATTTGTTCATAATCTCTAAATAAATTTAATCTTGTTGAATTACTACCAAAACTAATATTTTCCCAATATGAATTTTTGCCTGTTATGCTATTTAGAGCTGCATTGTCGTACAAAGGATTATTAGTTAAAATATTATCATGACTAATATGATCTGTATCAATTGTTTTATTTTTACCATCTTTATTTGTAATATGTCTAACATATACATTACTTGTTAATAATCTTTTTAATTTTTTAAGAGTATTAACATTATCTTGATATCTTTCAGCTTGATCTCTTTTATTTGGATCAGTAATTTTTTTGATATCATTAAATTTTTTAGCATATTTACTTTTTTTAAGTTCTTCTTTATTAGGCATTATACTCCCCTAACATTATATTTAGTTAAAGCCATTTAGATAAATCTATATCACCATAATCTGTATTATAAATAAATGGGTTTTCATTATTAGCTGTACTACTATAAATACTTGACTTTATATTATTTTCTTGCATTATTTTATTTTTTTCTTTATCTTCTTTTATTTCCATAGTTTCATTTATTTCATATCCACCAATTTTTGAAACATTTCTTAATAGAGCTTCTGATATTTGTTTACCTTGTATTCTTAATTTTATTGCATATTCTCTAATCCAAATACCTATACATAAACTCATAACAAGGTCATCATTTTGCCCTGGTCTAGCTTCTGGCTTACCATTAATATAAATAAAAGATTTTAATTCATTTAATAATCTAATAGAATGTAATATTATTTCTTTTTTTCTTATACGCTCTTCCATCTTTTCAACTATTAAAGGTCTTGATCCGCCAGATGTTGTAAATCCTGGAACTAAATCCTTTGTTCCACCTTTTAATTCACTATCTAACATTTTTTTAATGTTTCTAGTTGCCATTGCTCTATTAGTATAATACAAATTTCTGTATTCCATATTAATTAAATGATCTAATACTGCCCAACCCATAGAAGCATTTTCAACAGCCAATAATGCATTGTTATATTCAGTAGCAATAGCATATAATATTTTTGCATATTCATTAGTAGAAATTTTACCTCTATATTCGCCAACTTGTTCTAACGTATCAACATCAATTATATGAAATGCAGAATAATCACTTCCATCACCTCTAGCAACGTCAGCAGATATTAAATAACTATATTCTGGATTTGGTAATTTCCATAACCATAATTTATTATCATATCTCTTGTCTATAGGATCTATTATTGTTTCTTCTTCATATTCTTTTAATCTATCCAAATCTAATACTGTTTCACCAGATGCTAAAAATGACCCATCACATTCTTGGCGTGCCTTTTTATCTCCTAAATCTCCAGTTTGTTCGTCTCTCCATTCTTGACTTCTTTCTGGATGATATTGCCATGGTAAAAATATTGGATTAAAACTATTCTCTTGTTCAATTGCACCTTTCCATAATGTATGAAATAAGTTACCTTCTCCATTTGGTGTAGAAAGCAAAACACAATCACCACCAGTCGATAAAGTTGATCTAGCAGCTGACCATATCTCATCAATACCTCTAATGAACGCTGCCTCATCAATTACTAATAATGATAAAGCTTCAGAACGTCCTGCATCTGGACTTGACCCAACAGCTTTTGCGATTGAGCCGTTTTTAAATGCAATACTCATTTTATTATCTTCAACAGTTTTAGGTTGTAACCAAGAAGGCATTTCTTTATACATTGTTTTTACTTTAGTAATAAGATTTTTTGCAGTATTTGCCTTTGTTGCAATAACTAATATATTTTGATCTTCTAAAAAAATCATTCTATGTAAAATAATACCTGCCATTAAAGTAGAAATACCCATTTGTCTAGACTTAAGAATTATATTAAATCTATGTTCATTCAAATCGGTTAATGCACTTTCTTGAAAAGGGTATAAATCAAATTTAATTTTACCCTTTAATGGATGTTGAATAAAACAATAATTTTTCATAAAATATACAGGATCTTTTGCACATTTTAAGTATTCTTGTTTTATTATTTCAGTATAATTTACTTGTTCTTCCATTATCTTTTACTATTTTGTAAAACTGTTGTGATTACTTTTGTTAATGTAGTATCTAACGTTCCTAATTTTTCTGATAGTGTTTGGATGGTATGTTCAAATCTAGATATAAGATTAGTCAAATTATTCATTTTTTCATCTATTAAAGATTTTTCCATATATTTATCTTCCAATTTTTCAATTTCTTTAGATACTTTATCATTAATTTCATCTTTATTAAATTCTATTCTAGTGTCCAACTTATTATAGTTTCTATCTAGTTTCTCTTCTAACTTATCATATTCTTCTTTAATAGACTTTTCTAATTTGTCAGTTGATTCTTTTGCTAGATTAATTTTTGATATTAACTTACCTATTCCGATGACAACTCCACCAATTGCTATTAGTGCTATAATAATTTGAATTAATAATTTTAATGATTCTATGTTTTCTAACATTATTTTCTCCTGTAATAATATATAATTTATATATAAATATATTTTTATCAAAAATATGGTTTGTATTAATTTTTATCTCAAACAAATACTTAATATACCAATAACTAATTTTTGAATATTCATTTATTATTTTAAAAAGTTTAGGTGTTTATTATAAATATATATTATACGAAAAATAGAGGATTTTAAAAATCCTCTATTAAATTTTACATGTATATATCAATTAATGCTTGGAGTCGTTTGCCACGTCTAATATTATTGTTAACGTAGAATCCAAATTACTCAATTTAGTAGATAAAGCTTTAATTGTTTTTTCAAACGTTATAACTAAATTTTCTAAACTAGATATTTTTTTATCAATTAAACTATCATTCATATAATTATCCTCTAATTTTAAATATTATTTTTAATTTTGTTATTGTGTAAACTATATATAAATACTTTGCATTGATCGTGCAAAGAATGATAAACCTATTTACTATTATATATAAATATACATAAAATTAAAAATAAAAACACCGATATTCATTTTATTTATTGAATATCGGTGTTAAATTTTATTACTAAATTTAATTAATAATTTTTTAAAATAGAATCTAATTTGTCTTGATTTTTTATTTCAACATAATCTTCTAAATTTCTTGAAAGATCACTTAATATTTTTTCAATTTTCTTTTCAACTTCGTTTTTAAATTTTTTACTTAAATTCATTAGTTCACCATGAGCTTCATTTGATACATTTTTTTTAACATCGTCAAATATATCTTGAATTATATCTCCATATGTATCTCCTGAATTACCATATTCATCAGATTCTTTTTCTTTTTGAATACGTTTTAATTTTTTTAATTTTTTTAAAGGAGTAGATTTTAAAATATCAGTATCTTCATTATAATAATCTTCATTATTATTTAGATTTATTTCTATACTGCCTTTATCATCTATAGTTGAAAATATATCTAAAATTTCTCCAATAGGATCAAATGTGACAGATTTTTTATTATTAGCTTCTTTTATAACACCATCATCAGATTCAACAGATTCTTCTTTTTGAATATATCTTATGCGTTCCTTTATCATTTTCTTTATTATATCATTCATATTAATTTATCCTTATTTATATTATTTTAAGTTATCTTTTTTAAAAATTCTATTAAATTAGTAGAAATACTTTTTGCTTCTTCTACTGATAATTTTTTATTTTTCATTTTAATAGATCTTAATAATTCTTTTGCAGAATTTTGTAATTCAAATTTAGAAATTTTTTTACGTTGAAATTTTTTTACTGTATTTTCAAATGTTTTATAATTAGAATCTAAACCATATTTACTATAAATTCCTTTTAAATATTCTAAATGTTTTCTATTTAATTGATTATTATACATTTTATCAGAAATATTTAATCCATATAAAGATCCTAATTTATTTCTTATTGTTGATTTCATTCCTATTATTGGAACTCCTACAGCCATAAGTGTTGATATTAATAAAAATATAGACATTAGTTGACTAGGAGAAATTGCTTCGTTAATTTCATTTTTATTCTCCAATTCAGAATTAACATAAGTTTCTATTAATTTTTTTAGTTCGCCATTTTGCATATTAATTATTCCTTGATTTTTTATATTTTTTATATAATTCTCTGGCTTCTTTTGCTTTATCGCTATTTACTAAAAATTTTCCAACCTTTATAATTTCGTTTTCACTCTTTCTTCCAGCTGAAACATCTGATTGTCTATCTGCCATGTAATATGTCCAATCATGATTTTTTAATAATTTTTCTAAATACTCTAATGTATATTTTTTAGTTAAATCTTCAGTGTCTTTAATTTTTTTATTATTAGTATCTTCTATTTCTTTTTCAACACGTTCTATTTCTTCTTTATCTTTTTCAATAGGATTATATAATAATTTTGTTAAATATGCCTTTGCTTGATAAGGTTTCATTTCTTTTGCATTGCCAATACTGTATACCCAATTATCTTTTAATTTTCCATTTATATCACTTAATTTTGCAACTATCGGATTACCATTTAATGTAAAAGAAGCAATTATACTTTTTATAATACCGTTTTGTATATCTAATGAGATTGTAGGTGATAATTCATCTTTGAAATCTTCACTAAAATAATTTAATAATTGTTTTTTATTATAATCTTTACTTACATATTTATTATGAATAATATCTAATACCGCAAAATATAAATTCTTTTGCCAATATTTTTGTGATTTGTTGTCTATATAATCAAAGTCTATAGTTCCTCCCATTTTAGTATTTCCTAGCAATTTTAAATACTCTTTATAACTTTTTCTTGGAACTAATACTTTATTATCATCTATAGCTTCTTCTATAAACTTTCTAAATGATGTCATTTTATTTCTCCTAATTAATCTTCTCATTATATATAAATATTTAAAAATAAAAAAAAGCTCATGATATAAAATCAATGAGCCTATTAAAATATATTATTTTTATTTTGCCAATTTAGAAAATATATTTATTATATCATCTATTTTAACTCTAATTTTTGCTGTAGAATATTTTGAATCTCTTATTTCTTCTAGCCGTCTAATTAATTCAAAAATATCTTCTATTTTGTTTTCATTTAAATTTTCAGTATTAATAGTAGGCGTACAAACTAATCCCATACTACTAATATTTTCGTTTATAATTTTTTTTAAATTTTTTTTATCTAATTTCATATTAATATTTCCTTTAATTTAAAGTATTCTTTACTATATAAGATGATCCCAATACTGTTAATACTCCATAACAAAACCATATATGTTTATTTTCATACCATTTTGGTTTTATTAATTCATTTTGTTTTTTTAAATTGTTTATAAATAAACTATCTTGTTTAGTTATATTTTTCCATTGATTTATTTGAACATTCTGTGATTTAACTAATAAACTATCTAACTGTAATTGTATTTTATTTTTTTCTATTAAATTATCTTTTTCTGTTATTATACTATCTTTTATTGTTAATTGATTTTTTTGAGTATTTACTAATTCTTCTAATATGTTTATTTTATTATTTAACTGTTCAATTAATTCATCATTAGCAAAAATTGGATTAAAAAATAATAAACTAATCATAAATAAAACTATTATTTTTTTAATCATTATGATTACCTCTGTTTATTTCTCTTATTTTATCATTAGTAGATTGTAATTTTTTATTTAGCTCTTTAATTTTATCATCAAATTCTTTATCTTTTACATTTAAACTTTCTATTTTATCTAATATTTCTTGTTTATCTTTTTTAATATCAGAAATGTCGTCAAGTATATTTTCTGTTTTTTCTTCTTCTTTTTTAATATCTTCTTTTATATTATCAATGTTGTCTTTTATTTTTTCATTTTCTTTATCTATTATATCTAACTTTTCTTTTTCTTCTTTATTTTTCTTTATTGTAGGAACAAAAAAGAATACTAATACTGTTCCAACAAAAATTAAAATACCTAATATAAATTTAAATGTAACTTTCATTTTTTACCTCTTTAAATTAAAAAAGAGGGAGTTTCACCCTCTATTAAAGCATCACCTACCTTTATTGTTTATTTTTATAACCTTTTGCAGTTTGACGTTTAACATTTTAAGTTTTTAATATATAATTGTTAGCTAACTTTGCACCAACATTAGCTCCAGCATAAGTTGCATATGACCATTTAATTAAATTAGACCATTGAATAAATGCTATAGTACTTCTTTCTAATAAAACTATACTTATAATATATAATACTAAAAATCCCCAGAATTTTTTACTTTTCCAATTACTAATTGTGTCATTTGTTAATTTAGACATAGTATTTGATAATACATAAATAGTAAATACCCATTTAGTAAATTCAATCCATGCATCTGGAGTTATATCACCAACTTTAAAATATAACATAACTAAACTAGTCACAAACAACAATACAGATATCCATAATTTACGGCTTTTTAAATTAATTGTATCATTATTAATTAATGTATTACTCATTATTTTCTTCCTTATCTTTTGCTTCATTTATTTTAATTTTAAAATAATTCTCTATTGAATCATAATTATCTATTTCATTTAATATAGTATCAATATTTTCTATTTGTTTTGTATATCCTTCAATATATTTAATTTTGTCAGTTTCTGGCATTTTCCATTTTTCTATTTCACCACTTGAATTCATTACTGTATTACAAGATCCAATATTATTTTTTATATCTATAAATCTATCTTTTTTATCTTTTAACATAGATTTAAAATTTTCTTTTTCTCTAATTTGATTATGTTTTTCCCATGTACCATTTAATTTCATATTAGTAATTTCTGTTGCAGAACAATCCAAACAACATTTAAAATTTGTCCAATAAGATTTATCTCTATCTTTCATCATTTTTTTACATTTTGGACAAAAGTTAGGCATTAATCCTAATTTATTTCTATTGAATCTTCTTACACTTATTTTTACACCATCTTCAATGGTCCATTTTTTACCATCTTCTTCCCAAATATCACCTTCATTTCTTTTAGTATAATCATATTTTTTATCATTATAAAAATGATATTGTTTTGCATCATTATTATATGTATCTGCCATTAACTCTGCAAATTCATCAGTTGTTTTAGGTGCTAAAAACTTTTTATAATTTTTTCTTCTTGCCATTAATTCTCCTATTGATTATTATAATGAGTTGCTAATCTTATTAAATTATCTAATACAGATAATTTTATTTCTATATCATTAAATTTTATTGTTTTTTTATCTGCATCATAATTTTTTAAATGAATATTTGTTGAAGAATACATTTTAACTCCACCAACTAACATTTTATACGCCTTTTTTAATTCTTCTAAATCTGTAAAATCTATTGAGATTTTATTATTGTTTTTCCACTTAATATATAATTTTTTTATTATATAATCTTTTTCTAAATCTTTTAATTTAAACTTAACACGTCTTTTTTCTTTCATTAAACTATCTCTAAAACTATCTGAAAAATCTATAGATTCATGCATTTGTTTTATTGTTTCTTTTTCATTACTAAAATTTACAAACTCTTGTCCTAACACTTCTGCAATTTTATCTATTCTTGCCTTCCAATGTTTAAATGCTGGATTAGTTGTGTAATTTACACTATTATTTGGTGTAACTGTTCCTTCATTACCAGCTTCAAAATAAGTTACAGGAAATGCTTCGGCATAACCATTGTCTGCAAATGTTTTGTCGTTATTAGGTATAATATAACTAATAATATCCCAACCTAAATTTGTTAAATTTTTTTTAACACCTTTTTTATATTGGGCAGTATTTGTATAAAATGTCGCTGGCCCATCGTCTGATTCTGCGCCATTTAATTGTGTTGTAGATTCTTTTAATATTTTTGGTATTTTATTTTCATTTATAAAATCAATAATATAAGTATCTACTAAAAATTTATTATCCATTATTTAATTATCCTATTTGTTCTTTTCAATTAATAATTTTTCTTTATATATTATACCTGATTTATATAAACTTGTTTCATAAATGACTGGAAAACTTTCTTTTCCATACTTTTTATGAAAATTAAAATGACAAGTAGAACATAATGTTATTCCATTACTTACTGTTGTTCTTAAATGTATGTATGATGCAAACCCTCTTATATGATGAGCATTTAATCTTACATTTTTTCTTCCGCATATTTGACAAGTATGATTATCTTTTTTATAAACGTTCTTTCGCCATAATCTATATTCAACAGAATTTCTTATCAAAAATTCTGGCGTAACTTTTCTTGTATTATATTTCTTTTTTAATTTAACTCTAAATTTTGATTTTCGTCTACCCGTGTATTTTTTTAACTTATCATTGAAATTTGCATTATTTAAACTACCACTATGATTATTTTTAAAAAATCCACCATTACTACACATATATTCTCCTTTAAGAACTATCTTATTTATAAATATATGTATTTTAAATTAATCGTGATAACTTTCTTTAATATCTTTAATATATACCATATTTTTAATTTGATTTTCTGAATATGATTTATATATTGTTTTATTATTAAAATCTTTTAATGCAATTAAATTTATATTTCTATTTGGTTCATCTCTTCTATATGAAATATGAATCCAAGGTATATTTAATTCTGAATCAGGAAATTCCATTACTATTTTATCATAATCTAAACCAGAATATAATGTTATCCATCTCCATAATTCATGCTCGTCTACTCCAGTAAT